AGCCGCTAAACGAAAGAGAAGAATGGAAAATCTTTCAATGGAAATCTCATTGATTGGTGGTATAATTCTTATCATAATATTAATGGCAGGATTTTGGACATGGTTATATCACGATAAGAAAAAGAGATGGCCAGAATTAGAACAAAAAACATATCAGAAAGAATTGGAAAAAGAAAAAAAATTGAGAACTGAAAAAATATTAGAAGCAATTAGATATCTTGATGAAAAAAACTTGGAACAGAATAAAAAACTGTTAACACCAGATGAAGAAAAATAACTACACTTTTTTAGAATGGGTATTTGACAACGTTGGGTTTGGCAAATTTATCCTATTATTTTATCTGTTCCTTATCTTGATTGGAACAGGACTAATGACATTTATTTGGTTTTATACCAAAAACTATAGATGATCATAGATGAGCCCATTAAAGAAAAAAATAATTGGCATCGGAGCAGCGGTGACTTTAGTTGCACCAATGATTCCAAATTATGTCAATATAAGCATATCAGTGCCTATAAAAATTGAAGCACAGATATCAGCAAAAAAAGAAAAACACTATGAGATTGTAACCAAAACTTGTAAGTTACACAACTCATTTGTGACTAAAGAAGGATTGAAAGTATGTGACTATGCGTGTGATGGGTCAGATAAACAACATGTTTTTAAAACATACTTTAACAACGCATCTAGATGTCCAGCGACAATAACTGAACAGGTCAAAGAAAAACAATAAATATTATGAGTAATATGATACTATAAATACTTTATAGGAGATTGTATGAGTATAGATATTAAAAGTGTAGTAAATCGCATCAAGAATTTGAGAGAATTCACGATTGAAGTAGAGATACCAGATGGTAAAACGCTAAGTGGTGTCATGCCATATGATGTTAAAATAAGTAAAAATATTGGTAGATTTAAAATTTATGCAGCCAGTATGGAAGAAGCAAAACAACGTATTGACGAATACTTAGAGAAAGAATAATATGCCCCGAAAGGGGCTTTTTTATAGGAGAAAAAATGAGTTGGTATAAAAGAAAACCTAGAAAAAATGAGCCACATAAACATGTATATCCTCCACATCGCACTAGTCCTGCAACAGAAAAAATGTTAGAAGAAGCAAAAAAGACCGGACCAATACAAGATAAGCTAGAATCAAAGTCTGATAAATAGTAGATGATTTTGATAAGTATAAAATGATAATATCAGGTGGATTTAGTTTAACAGGCGGTGCTGTCTTTGCAATAGAAAGAGCACCTGATGCTCCTACAATCGGAGTTGCTACTGCAAATGGCAGTACTGCAGCCACTGTGACGTTCACTGCACCTACATTTAATGGTGGCAGAACAATAACAACCTACACAGCAACTAGTAGTCCCGGAAGTATTACGGGAACATTGAGTCAAGCGGGTAGTGGGACGATAGATGTTTCTGGATTAACAACCGGTGTATCATATACATTTACCGTAACCGCTACTAACGAATTAGGTACGAGTTCACCTAGTAGTGCAAGTAATAGCATTACACCTGCTCAATCTATTGTTAGTAATCAAATTGCAACTGATAAATATAATACGTATGTGATTAATACTAATCTTTCAATAGCGTATGGATGGGGGACAAATGAAGGATCTCCCACTGTGCCGGGCACAGTGGGAGATAATACAACTATTACTAGATCAACCCCAGCTACAATTGGCGTGAGTTTTTTGTCAATAATGGGAGGACACTACTTTACTCATGCAATAAAATCAAATGGTAGTTTATGGAGTTGGGGAAGGGATCAGGGCTGGGGAGTTTTAGGACTCACTATTAGTGACACAACTATTACCAGATCAAGCCCAACTCAGATAGGGTCGAGTACCAATTGGATCCGTTTGGTTCAAAAAGCCGGCAACCAGTCACAAATGGCTGGAGCCATTAATGATCTTGGTCAATTATATGCATGGGGGCAGACTACTTACGGAACTTTTGGTGATGGTATAGCCTCAGCAGCTAGAAGTAGTCCAACTCAAATTCCAGGATCCTGGGTTCAAGCATCAATTGGAAGTGTTTTTGCAATTGGTATTAAAACTGACGGAACTTTATGGTCATGGGGAGGTTATGTAGGGGATAACACTGGAATTTCTAGATCAAGTCCGGTACAAATTTTAGCCGGCAGAACTTTTACTACTACAGCTATTACAGGGTCGGCAGGCAAATTAGCACTTGAATCAAATGGGTCATTATGGTCATGGGGAATTAATACTCTAGGAGGCACGGTTGGTGATAATACTACTATTACTAGACTTAGTCCAGTACAAATAGCCGGTAGTTGGATAGCTATTGCTGGAGGCGATTATTTTGCATTGGGAATTAAGTCTGACAACACATTATGGTCTTGGGGATATAATTTCTTTGGTCAATTGGGAGCAAATATACCAGGAGGTAATACTAACAATCGTAGTAGCCCAGTGCAAATTGGTTCTAATTCTAATTGGACAAAAGTTGCCGCAGGAGCTGATGCTGCTATGGCATATAATTCAAGTAATCAATTATTTGTTTGGGGTAGAAACGAAGCCGGAGCCACAGCATTGTATAGAGTAGGCGATGGAACAAGTATTAACAGGAGTAGTCCAGTGCAAATTGGTACTACATGGGGATGATGTATAAATTTTTAATAATCCCTTTTTTATGCATCAGTTCTTTTGCATATGCCGAAGCACAAATATTAACTTTTGATGCTCAGTGTGATGAAACTAAAATTGTAGTAGAACTACTATCAAAGAAATATCGTGAGATACCTATTGCATTCGGCGATACCGAAGATGTTGCAAAAAGCAAAATGAGTATATGGGTTAACCCTGCAACTAAGTCTTGGAGTCTAGTGGCTACGAAAGAAAAACTTAGTTGTATTATTGGTGTGGGTGAAAATTTTGAATTTATCCCCATCAGACCTTCAAAACAAGTCTGACCTATTTCCTTACAGGAATATAGTCAACATTTGGAATAGGGGAATAATCTTTGGTTAGATTATTTCTCATATCATCCCCGTACTTCAATGTTACATAGCTATAGATTTTGTCAATATCTTTGATATACTCGTTGATACCAATAAGCAAGTGGTTAGACCAACGAACAGTTTCATCTACGTTCTTTTTTAGATTAACATCATTTAAGATATCATCAAAGTTATTTGATTCACGGTAAAAGGTATAGTATTTCATTTTTTCCAAAGTATAAAGTTAACATAATCTTTCTCATCCTCAAAATAAAATTCATATTTTCCAGGATGAAATCCAGCACTATCAACTATTGTATATCCCCAATCATTTGTGCATTGAGTTTGGCACCAATGCATTATCGGTGCAAGCTGGCCAAACTTAATGTCAATTTCAGTTTTGTACTGGGTGTCGGGTGACATTGACTCCGCTCTTGGTTAAGAAATTTATACCATCATCGCTACGATAAGAGTTACGGTATAGAACGTTGTTAATACCACTTTGGTATATAAGTTTGGCACAGTCCAAACATGGAGAATGGGTAATAAACAAAGTAGCACCCACACCAGACTCGTTAGACTTAGCAAGTTTCGCAATTGCATTCGATTCCGCATGTAATACCTCTGGTTTAGTTTTCAATCCACATGCCACAAGCCTTTGTGCTTCTTCGTGGAACATTTGATATGGATATTTTTCTAAAAATTCTTCTGGATCAAGCCAACCACTGGCACCCTGGTTATCCCAAACAATATCTTCGCAAGTATTATCCCAACCACTGGGCATGCCATTATAACCAATTGAAATTATTCTATCATCTTTAACAATGATAGCACCCACTTTCAATCGTATAGCATAACTTAGCTGACTTGTGCGTTCAGCCACATCCATGAAGTAATCAATAAATTTTTGTTTCATTTAACGTATTTACAATATTCAATGTGTGTCATACAAACTGATTGTTCACTAAACATACTTAGTACTCTATCTTTTATACCAAATCTTTTTTGAAAAGCCACCCCAAAACTTACACCTTTTAACTGTTCAAAAATATACTCTTTACAGAATATATCATATTCATCTTTACTGATGGGTGTAAAACCATTATCTTTATATGCATCGCTAGATAACGTATTCACCATATGTCCAAATGCATTCATGTCAATCCCAAAGATTGCGAAAATGTTTACCAAACAAATCAAGACCTTCTTGAATTCGTTCTTCGTGTAATCTATGACCAATATAGTCATACCAATGATCATTGGGATTCTTGTCAACCATTTGATATGTTGCTTCTATTTTGCCTGTAATTGGATTAGGATATGTTTTATCAGTTTTTACCCAATCATAGTCACCTTTACCATGATGATATTTGTCATCATAATCTTCATATGCAATTTGTCCAAAACTCCAAATCATCTTGTCTAATACTTCATCCCAGCGTTCTGCACCCTTTTTCCAGGCTTCATCATGTGTTTCTTTATAAAAATCAAAACTACCTTGTTCTTCGTAATCTGCACCACCGATATCATTTACGAATTCACTAGGCAATCCGTGTTTAGTAGCTTTAAGCTGTAACAACATTGGATAGATAATCTGTGCAAGAGTGTTATCCATGTTCCATGTGTCCCACTTATCTATCTGAATAGATGACTTTCTACGATGTCCATTTTTAGGGAAGTTCTTTATATTGATTTTCATTGTTCTTTTACTTTGCCATTATGAAATAGAAATAATTTTTCATCATGTACTACTGCTGCCAATTTTATATTTTTATACTCATTGGCGAGTTTTGCTAGACCTTCTATAGTATTAGATTGGCATACAAAATCTTTAGTATCATAGTTGAACAAATATAGTATATCATTGATTTTTTCAGTATGCAACTTGTAAATTTCTACTACGGGTTTTTCTTCGTCCAAGGCTGTTTCCAAATCAGAAAGATATTTTGATTTAGCAAAGGTCCAATAGCCATAGATTTCCCCAACCTTAAAGACTATGTAAGTACCACCCAATAAAACGAACCAATCAATTATAGACATAATATTATTTATTAATAGTAAGGTTAGACCATTGTTTCAATTTTTCAAATTTGTTCTTTTTTGCTTGTTGAATTCCACTAACAGTAACTCCAATGTTCATGTCAGTAAGCAACTCAACCATAGCCATCAAGTCGCCAATTTCTTCTTCAAGCATATTGATATTAGTGCGTTCCTTGCCTGGCTTCAATTGATCAGGACCAAAACGAAAACACTTGCTGATTGCTTGTGTTACTTCGGCACATTCTTCTTGCAGGATTAATAATACTTCCCTAGTTTCGTCATTCATGGCTTTTTCTTACTCATTACGATTTTTGGTTCAATATACCGTTTGTGATAATCTTGATAGTTTGTCAAATAATTTTCGTGTTGTATCCATTGAGTTTTTGTTCTTGTCTTGTTGACTAAGAATCCCCAATCACGCACTTGCGGTCCCATGAAGAATAATGTTGTTGCAGGACCTACGTTGTCATCAAGTTCAAGCCAATGATATTCATTTGCTTTGCGTATGATGATACTACCTGGGCCACGCCATGTTTGAAACTCTGCAAACTTTTTACCTTCATTATCAAAGACAGGAGTATGTTCCCAATAACCACCCTTAAGAATAATTGTCATATAGCCCCAAGGATGATCGTGAAAGATTGGGTCATCACTCTTTACAATTTTATGTAGTGTTAGATTAAATGGAAACCATTTGCGGTCTTTGAGAAAAAGATAGTAGCGGTGCATATAATCATCACCAGTTCTACGATCAGGAATTAAACGATAACGACCTAACTTGTTCATTATCTTGTGCAACAAACTCATTGAATACTCCTTTTGTGTATTATAGCACAAAAATGATTTAATGTAAACAGAAAAAGGGTGACTAGTCACCCTTTATTCTTAGCTAAGATTATCTTAGACTGAGTGTGCCAAAGCACGGAAGCCTGCGGCAACTACTGCGCGGCTAGGAGTACCCAAACGGTACTTGGTATAAGTACCACCAAGTTTGTTGGTACGCTTGTTAGCGTAAACTGCAAAACCACTCAAGCGAAGGTCGCTGATGGTTGCGGTTGGGTTCTTAACACCGAAACGTGCGGCGATTTGCTTTGCGGTGAGTTCTTCACCTTTGGTTAGTGCCTCTAGGACACGTGATTGCTTAGTTACTTTCATCTTTATATTCCTCTTAAATGAATCGCTGTGAATTACAACGTAGAGTAATTATATATGAACTACTCTAGTAAAGCAACAACTTATGGTTACCTAGAGTAGATTTTTTGTCCTAATTTTGAACAAAACGGTTATTCTGACCCAAATTGCCTTCTACACCTACTACTTCGGCTTCATACACTAACTTAGTTGGCAAATTTTTATAAAGCAAGTGTTCTATATCAGCATACCTTCCAGCCCGTAAACGGGTATCCAATTCAGTCAAGGCTTCACTGTAAAACTTTTTTACTTTTGTATGATGTTTTGTAGGCCAGGACCAAAGCCTAGATACATATTGATAAGGAATATCAACTACCTTGTTGAAAGGAGTAGGTAATTTTTTGCCCACTATAATTTTATTTTTGTGTTTCTCATATAGGTTAAGGTCGAACTTATCATTCAACCTATACCTACCCGATAGTTTATGTATACGATCAATACCGTCTAACATATCAGAATCATCTAGCATCTTTAATGCGCTATTAAAGCACATAATTTCACTCATGTTTTTGACAATATCCCAATTCTCATTATTATCGTGAATATCAGACAATATTTCATTACCGGACATGTTAATAAAACAATGTGTGGAGTCTTGAAATTTATCAACTAAATCCTGTTCCAAAGTAATGGCTGATGATTCTACTACAACAATCTTTGAACCTGGTGCTCTATCATACACACTTTTTAAGGTGTGTAAGGTTTGAAGTATTCTGTCTTCCCTAGTGTGATGACCAAATCGTGTATTAATGGCACTGGTTACAATAAACAAATGATTCATGCATCTATATATGCTAGTTTAAACACATCTGCATTTTTATCATGGCCTGCATATCCACGAGGATTGCAAAAAACTCTAGTAGTCCCGATCATGTAGTCCATTGGTTCATGTGTGTGACCATGAGTCCACAATACGATTTCTGGATGATCCAAAATGAATTCACTCAATTCGCTATGATAACCACCGTTCATCAAATAGTCACCTTTGTACCTTTCATGGATACTTTGATTACTTGGCGTATGATGACCAACGAATACAACCTTCTTGTCTTTCAAGTCAGGCAATACAGCCTTCAAGTATGACATAGTTTGGTGATGGCGATGCATAGTATGTGCTGGCCGCAACTTAGTGAAGCCAAGTTCATCATTACGAATGACACGATAGTCATTCATCATATCGTTTAGTGCATGTAATGTTAATGGGTCACCTTTATTGCAGTCTGTCCACAATGTAGCACCAATGAAGGACACTTCACCGATAACCTTGATATCGTTTTCAAGGAAGTAAACATTGGGATATCTTGCACACTCATCACGCAGGTGATTTAAACTAGCACTCCAACGACCATGATAGAATTCATGGTTACCTGCAATGTAAATTACATGTGGAAATTGAAAACTGCAACGGCTAAGAAAGTCACGGAATCGTAGTGCAGTCTCTTGTCTGCGCCCTAAGTTAGGGATGTTGACTGGATCCATTGGATGTACGGGTGGATGATTGTGCAAATCCTCTGCAATCATAATATCGCCGCTGAGGATCAGGACCTCTGCACCCTCTTCATTCTTGAGGATGATGTCCTGAAACTCTAAGTGCAAATCACTACATACTGCTATTTTCATTCTTCACTTCTTTCCATTTCACTAATAAGTAAGTGTGCAAAATTTTGACAGAAAATATTGAACCACATTTCGTTCAATACTTCAACAGGTGCACCAGCTTCAATTACTAATTCTTTTAAAAACTCGTTCATCCCCAACCCACATTCTTAGATGCCTGCACATGGTCACAATTCTTCTTCTTTGCAAACATGACTTTACTAAAATACTCACCAGTTTCGCCCTGGAGCATATGGTCTCCCAAAGTAGCATACCGCCATTTATGTAGCAGATCCTCATAGGATGCATAATCAATCCATAGTTTATCTTGTTCGTTCATTCAACAACTCCGAAATGTTCTTTGATAAATATTTTAACGCTTGCCGCACCATCGGATTCTCTTGGATAGGAGTGTTCTAGTAATGATGCTTCAGCACAATCACACATACGTAGGCATTCCTCAATAATCAACTCGGCGAACTTTTTAGGATCAAAGGTATCGTAAACAACACCCTCGGCACCAAAGTATGCTCCTGCCTTGACCATCAATTTATCAATTTGTTCGTTCATTTTATATTTGAGTTGGGGAGCATACGGACCTTTGCTACACACATGAGCCACATCAAAGTCCGGGTAAGTATCTCCACAATGTGGGCAAGTAATATGTCTCATTCTTCAACTCCGAAATGTTTAAAAATATCATCTTGATACCATTCACCATCGGATCTCTCTCGGTTAATGATTTGTTCAACACATTCTCGCACAATCAACTCGGCGAACTTTTCTTTATCAAAGATCCAACCTTCACCGCTAGTTGCAGTTGGTTCAATGTAAGTTGTAGCCTGTTCAGCAAGTTCTCGAATTCGTTCGTTCATATCAATTCTCCTGTTTTTTACTATCTATGAGACTATTATAGCACCGTTTGTATTTATTGTCAACCAAATATCCTCGGAATTCAAACCCTGGACTAAATAGTGATATGATATATCTTTATGTAAAAACACACAATAAAACCGGGCTACAGTATTTAGGCAAAACGATAGCAGAAGATCCACACTTATATCCGGGATCAGGAAAGTATTGGAAATTACACCTAAAGACGCACGGTAAAGATTATAGTACGGTTATTATTTTTGAATCACATAATCCAGATGAAATAAAAGAGAAGGGAATTTATTACAGTCAGTTATGGGATGTAGTTAACAGTGATAAATGGGCTAATCTTAAAGAGGAGCAAGGAGATGGTGGGGCGACAATTCACACGATTGAGTCAAATCAAAAAAGATCCAATACATTAAAAGGTCGAGTTTTTACTGATGAACACAAACACAAATTATCCGAAGCTAATAAAGGTCATTCTGATAATCGTTCTCCCGAAAGTTTAGCATCTTTCAAAGAAAAAGCCTCACGGAAACTAAAGGGTAAAAAGAAACCCGAAGGGTTTGGAGAAGCAGTGGGAAATAGATTACGAGGTACCAAAATGTCAGACGAATCTAAAGCAAAAATGAAAACAAAATGGACTAATGAGCGTAAGGCCGAGCAAGCAGAAAGAACTAGATTACAAAATCAAAATAGACCTAAAATATCTTGTCCACATTGTAACTTCATTGGAACAAATCCCGGCAACATGAAACGATATCACTTTGCTAATTGCAAGTGTTTGCAGGCCGCCCTAAACTGAAACCCCATACAAGAGCAGGTATTAGCCTCCGTATCAATACTATATATATTGCCTTTACTACCGGAGACTTTGATGATTGTAGATTTTTCTTTTATCTTTTTGAAAGGGTTAACTTTCAATGATTGAAATTTACGACCACGTTTGTCGATAGTGATTGGGTTCTTAAAGTAGAATGGAGTAGTAGAACCAACCTTGATGTACGCAAGCATTTTGGTACCGTCAAGAAGGTATGTGTGATTAGCAAGGTTGCTATCATTCCATACTGTTGTTTCTACTACTGCTTCCATTTAAACAAGTCCTTGTTCTTTATCAAAAAGATACTCAATATCTTCAATGAATTCTTCAAATAATCCACTATCCAAATAATTGGATCCTGCTACTTGAAGTGTTATCCAATCACCCTTCAATTCAAAATGAATTAAGGTTAATCCACTCTCGACAATATAATCTATAATTTTTGTCAGATCCCAATGACGGAATACTGACACTTCAACGTTAAAATTCATACTTCCTCTACTGTATCTTTTTCTTTAGCCAATTCTTTTGACAACAAATAAAAATTATCATCACCTTGAAACATAACATACCAAACACCGTCTTGCATGATATATGCAAACTCACACCAAGACTTGTTGAAATGTTCAACCAATTTTTCTTTGCTAGTGTGTGTGACAAACTCTTGACCTTCTTCTTCACGGTCACGCCCATAGAATGTGGTCATGTTGCCATACTTATTTTCAAATTCTGCATCAGGCATGTCAGTGTCAAATTTACTGAAGGGATGTTTTTCACCAAGTTCAGGGCCAAGACTAGAGATATTACCTAGTGCAACAAGGTTGTTTGCTTTAGGTGAATCGTAGTGTTCTTGCAAAATACGACCA